ACCAGACCAAAGATAACGCAGTCACTATACTCTCCTTGATGTTCTTTAAGATCATAAAGATACTCCTTCCTTATTTTACAATAAATCGGCGGTATATTAGCATTTAAATAAGCCATAGTACATTATTTTATTTCTCCCCAATTAGGACCAGACTCATAGTCTACTTTATTTGGTACTTTTAAGTCAACTGCATTTTCCATAATATCTTTTATTTTTTTTGCTTGACTCTCTGATTCAATAGAAAAGTCTAATTCATCATGAATTTGTATATGACCTATAATACCTTCTTTATATAAATTAACCATAGCTTTTTTAGTCATATCAGCTGCACTACCTTGAATTAATTTATTTAATGCTTTGTATGTAAAAGCTCTACGTGTTGGATTGTTATGCCAGTAGTTTTTCTTTTTATTACCGTCTTTATCAGTAATAATTTTATCTTCATTATCTTTTAAAAATGGACCCATAGCTTTTAGTTCTTCCATTCTCTCGTGATCTTCCGCTGGAACAAATGTACCCCAATCAGAACCTCTCAACACTGGTTCATATTTAGGAAATCTACAACGTCTACCAAGTAATGTTTTTATTTGTCCCTTAGCTTGTGAAGCATTCATAATTTTATTCATTAACTGTTTAACAAATGGAACTTTATTATGATAAGTTAAAAATAATTCATCTGATTTTTCTTTTGTTACATTTAATTCATTTTGTAACTTAGCTTTACCCATTCCATAAAATAAACCTAAATTAATTGTCTTAGCTTCTTTACGATCTATCTGAGCCATGTCTGCAACAATTTGATGAAAGTCTGTAGTTGGGTCTTCTAAATAAGAATCAGCAATTATTTGAGCTGAAGGTAATCCAAATCTTAATGCATAATGTGCAACTAATCTTGGTTCCTGTTGAGAGTAGTCAAACGTACCCCACTTACAACCTTCTTCAGGTATAAATAAACTTCTAATTAGTGGACCTGTTTCCGGATCTCTTGCTGGAATTTGTTGTAGGTTTGGATTAGCATATGAAAAACGTCCAGTTACTGTTCCGCCATCGTCAGATCTAATTTGATTTATATCTGCATGAATTCTACCTTTATGCTCATGACTTAAAATAGTATCAATAAAAGTTGTTCTAACCTTGTTTATTTTTCTAGCTTCTGCTATCATACGAACTGTAGGATGTTCATGTTTAGAAATAAAATTTTTAGTAAATGAAGGAGAGTCAGTTTTTTCAGTACGGTCATAAGGTAGGTTCAATTTTTGAAAAACTTTTTCAATTGATCTTGCTGCCCATATTTGAGTTTCTACTCCTGTGTCTTTTTTTATTTGTTGTACTAGGTTTTCTTCTTTTTCTGCCAATTCTGTTTTCAATAGATTGGCTTTTTCAACATCTACCCGCACCCCTAGGTGACGCATATCAACCAGACAAGGAAACAGATCTGTCTCAAGATTAAATATATCCTGAAGATCGTCCTCAATAATTATTTTTTTAAGGTGTTGCCAAAGTTTTAAAGTAAGTTCAGCATCTTTTTCAGCATATGATCCGACTTCTTGCGCTGGTAGTTTCCACATATCAGCTTTAGGATCTAATCCTCTTTCCTTAGCTGCTTTGTTTAGTAAAGCTTCATTCTTACCTTGATTTAAATATATCCAAGATAAAGAATTTAATGAATATTGAAATCTATTTTCATCTATAAGACTGGCTGCAATCATTGTGTCTAATATTAAACCATTAATTTTTATACCTAAATTACGTATCCAACATACATCATACATAGCATTGTGAAATAATTTAATGGCATCTGATGCACAAATATCTGTAAACCAATCTAAAACTTTTTTACGGTTCATGTTAGGTCCTTCACCATGTGCTATTGGAAAATAACCTTTCCAACCATCTACAGCTACAGCTATACCAACAACTTCACCATTACCTATAATGGCCCCTGAACCTAGTTTCTTTAAATCAGGATCTCTGGTTTCTAAGTCAATTGCAATTTCTTCCGCTTTTCTTAAATCAGGAAACTCTGTGGGTTGTACCCATTCTGTAGTTGGCATTAACATTAATGTAATCTCCTATTTTTATTTTCAATTATTTCATTTTCTAATGAATCAAATTCTTCTATCAATTCATCTGTCTCTTTAATTTCTTCTTGAATTTTAGTTTCTTTTCTTTTTTCAATTAATTTTTTTAAATTTAAAACAAGACCTTTTTCCCAAATGTAAAAATCTGCACCACGTTTTTTAAACCAAGATTTAGGAAACCATAATTCTAATAAAGAAGTAATATTTGCATCATAATTTTTATGATATGTTAAAAAATTATTTGCCTCAGGACTTTTACAAGATATCATTTTAACTAAGACTGCTTTTTTAGTCTCTCTCAAAACTTTAAATTTTATTTCGCTATGATAATATAAATCATTTTCCATTATATTAACCCAAACATAAATATTGTTATAATCAACAAACCAAAAATATCAGTATATGTATTCATTATTTCTTTTTCTCCGTATCTTTCATTTTTTTAATTTCTAATTCACAATAATGAATTATTTTTTCTAAATCTTGAATTCCGTTTTTATTCAAGTATCTACACACGTACTTTATAACGTTTCCTTGAAAAAAAGAAAGGTTGTTCTTAGAAATAAATTCATAAGGTTGAATAAAAAACTTTTTATAATGCGATCCTCCAATTTGTTTATCTTGTGGAAACGCATCATCAAACATATTCTTATCACTCATATTTTTCTCCTTTAAGTTATTTGTGGCAGTTGTTGGTTTAACGGATTAAAAAACAAAGGGAATCGCGATCCGAACCAACTTCCCTCGTTAGAGGAAGATGCTGCCACCCACCCCATAGGAAATGTCGCTATCCCGTTCTGTTTACACAGTTGTGTAATTCTATAATTTGTATGCATTAACTTTCTTTTTAGCTTTTAGTTTGTATAAATTATTTCTAGCACGTGTGATTCCTACATACCAAACTCTATGTTCTTCATCACTTTTATTTTTACTTTTACGTACTGCTTTTTTAATTTTATTTGGTTGATCTAAACAAAGTATTACATTGTCTTGCTCTCCACCTTTGAATGCATGTATGGTTGATATAAATATTCTAGCAGGTAAATCTAAATCTTCTCCATTCTCCATCATTTCTTTAATGTATTCTTTGTCTTCATATTCAACTTCTTTAAATGCATCAAACCAATCTAGATCTGGATCCCAGTCTTCCATTTTCTTTCCGATGTATTCTTCAATATCTTTCCATTCTTTTTCATCTAATATCTTTCCTCTACACCAAGAGTTATAATTAATATGTGCATTATATACTCTAACCTTAAAAGATTTTTCTTTCTTTGTTTGATAATATAAATTTCTTTCTCTTAATTCTTTTTTCATACTAACTAATCTACTAATAGTTCTAGTTAATATAACCCATCTTCCTGTTGTTAAATCTACATGATCTAAATTATTTATGTATTCACATTCACCTTCATAGTCTCTTGGATAATAATCTTTTTCTTTTCTTAGTCCTTCTATTTTTTCAATAGGTATTTCTGATTGTTCTTGAACTGCTCTAGATATTCTTTTTGAATACTTTAAAACTTTTTCTTGATCAGCTTTTTGACTTATGAATCTATCTACATCTGCACCAGCCCAGGCAAAAATAGCTTGATCATCATCACCTGCTAAATAAATATCATCAGTATGTTCTTTTAGTTTATCAAATAATTTCCATTGTAATGGTGATAAATCTTGAGCTTCATCAATAAATATAACCTTAAATTTAGGTAAAGATTCTTTTTCAATTAACTGTTTTATCATGTCATTGAAATCTAATTTCTTTTTTACTCTTTTGTATTCTTTTAAATTGTCATCAATTGTTTTTAATATCTTCCATTTAATTTCTTTTTTATTATGTTCTCCTCTATCGTATTCATCTCTAATACTAATATCTCTGTTGATTGCTCTACCAATCATTTGAAAATATGGACTATCACAATTTAAATAGTTGATATCTTCCTTATTATATTTGTCATAGTATTTTACTTTGACACCTATCTCTTTACCTATTGCTTCATAATCTGATGGTTGCATTACCTTACCATCATTTAATTCTAATTGATCATATGCGAATGAATGTATTGTTCTAAAGTAAGTTAACTTATCATTATCTGCAGGCATTCTATCTCTTGCTTCACCTGCAGCTTTTTTAGTAAATGCAAAGTATGCAATGTTATCTAAAGGTGTACCTATTCTAACATAAGCTTTAGCTCTGCTGATTAGTCTATATGTTTTACCTGTACCTGGTGGTCCATAAAATTTATATATCATTATACAATTTCCTCTTCTGTAAAGTCAGCAGTCTCTTCTATATCTTCTTCTTCCTTATCAAATAGATACAAAGGCACAGCTACACATCCATTAACACCTGGATATGGTTTACCAGTCTTCTTATGTTTACCAGGAAATCTTTTCTTTTTACCAAACTCTGGTTGAGGTAATGAATCATCTTTTGTATCAAACATTTTTTGAATCATATGAGAAGTTCTTGATGAGTCTTTTCTCCAACCAT